ATGTATTAGAAGAAATTCTTGAAGTTAGTTATGTGGATACACATAATCTTTATTTCAGTGAGCCATTTTCGCATGATATACCTGGAATAGGCTCAACTAGCGGTGGGGTGGATGTTTATAAAATTTTAAGAAACGATTTATACAAAATAGGTTCAATTGGTAGAATTAATATTAATTCTGGTGGAACAGGTTATGCTAATGGTGATATTCTTATTTTTACAGGCGGTTCAGGATATGGAGCAAATGGTTTTGTTAATGTTTCGGGTGGAATAATTTCTTCAGTAACTATTAACAATCATTCTAGTAATGCATTTGTTATAGGCGGCGAGGCGTATACAAGAGATACTTTACCAATAATTACAGTGCAATCTTCGGCTGGGGCTAATGCAAACTTGTCAGTTTCAGAAATAGTTGGTGATGGTGAAAGATATGGATTAACCACTGCTAGAATTGGTGCAATATCATCTATAAGAGTTACCAGTTATGGTTATGACTATGTATCTGCGCCACTTGTTTCATTGAGAAATGCAGATTTAGTTTTAGCAAATGTAACTCCTGGTGAATTATTTGTTGCAAACACAATTGCATATCAAGGAACTTCAAATAGTAATACAACATTCAGTTGTATCGTGGATGATTATGACCAAGACAATGATAATATCAGAATATTCAATTATAAAGGTACTCTAGATTTAACTAAGAGTTTAAAATCCGATGATGATGTAGTATCAGCAAATGTTATATCATCCGTATTCTATGGAGACGGAAAAGCAAAAGCTACTGCAAAATTTGAAAATGGACTAATTCGTTATCCTGGTATATATTTGAACACAGATGGTCAAGTTAGTGCAGATAAAAAAATGCAAGATGGAGAAAAGTATCATAATTTTTCTTATATAATTGACACTCAAACTGATTATAACAAATTTAAAAAACCTCTTGAAGACCTTGTGCATCCAGCTGGAACTAAAACTTTTATTACAAAAATAGATAACAATGAAAAAGTTGTTGCAATAACAAATACATCATCTTTTATAACAATAACTGCAATGCAAAATAGTTATAATATTGCAAATGGTTCAAATACTATAGTCAACACAAATACCAGTGCAAACTTAATGTCAAGGGTTAATGTTGGAGATTTGATTATATTAAGTAATGTGCATAGACGATTACAAAATACGGTAAATGTGTTATCTGGATCAAATATATTATTTGGCCATGCTAATAGTGTGAATTTCATTAATGATTTACAAGACGGAGATACAATTTATTTGTCTACTGGAAATACAACAACAATTAAAGAAGTAACTAACTCAACTTATGCGGTATTAAATACTACAATTAATGTTACATCCACAACAGCAACAGTAAATTTAGTCTATAGTGATGTAGCCAGAGCAAATTCAATAAATGCAACCACAATTATAACGACAACCACATTTAGAGCAAATGGTAATAATTTGAGTGCAACCATCCATAAAGGTAGATAAATACAAACATGCCAGCACTTTTAACTAAAAATTTCAGAATATTAATAGCTCAACAAGTATATAATTTGTTGGAATTAGGAGCAAATTCATATCTACCTTCTATTAGAAGGTCATATTTGTATGCATTTTTAGGTAGGCATCTTCCATGGAATGCTGGAACCGAAGTGGCTGGAACTCCGTTAGAAACAGATACGGAATTAAATTCTTATTATAAACGAGGAATTTTAGCCAAACAACTTTCCTTTCAAGATGCTGCCTTAGTTGTGCCTAGAAAAAACTGGACTTCAAATACTGTATATAACACTTATGAAGCAAATACTAATTTTTATATTTTGAATTCTAAGGATCAAGTGTTTAAATGTTTATCTAATGTAGCCTCAAGTACAGCATCTACTAATGAACCAACTCTGACATTATCCACAACTTCTTTAGAGGAACCTTTTATTGAAACCTCCGATTTCTATAAATGGAAATATCTTTACACATTAACACCAACGCAAAAACAAAAATTCTTAACAGATGACTGGATGCCAGTTTACGTGAATAAATTTGTTAAAGCTTCCGCGGAAGCCGGTTCTATTGATGTAGTTAATATTACTAATAGTGGAAATAATTACATTAATGGCGCAACACAAGGAATTATAACAATCACTGGAGATGGCACTGGCGCAATTCTAAAAGCGAATGTTGCTAATGGGCATATAACAAATATAATCATACAGAATAGAGGAAACTATTATACATCAGCAAATTTAACATTTACGGATGTAACCGGTGGTACAGGAACTGCGGCCGCTGCTCAAGTTTCTATTGCACCCCATGACGGACATGGTTATGATCCAACCCACGAATTGGGTGCATCTACGATTATGTTCAATGTAGAATTTACACAAGATGAAAATGGAATACTTCCTACAGATAATGATTTTCGTGAAGTTGTTTTATTACAGAATCCTTACACACGAGGAACTACAACTTTAGCTACGGCGGCTTCATATACGTTATATACTCTTATTAAAGTTTCGCCAGGTGTTGGTGATTTTAATAATGATGAAATTGTTTTCCAGGGCCCAACTTTTGATACAGCAACTTTTACTGCGGATGTTATATCATTTACAGAAGTTTCTAATAATTTGTATCTAAATAATGTTAAAGGAACAATCCAATCTAATCAAGCTATTAAAGGATTACAAACGGGTGCAATACGAGTTGTAAATTCTGTTACTTTACCAACTTTAGATTTATATTCCGGAAAAATATTATACATATCGGAAAAATTACCAATTACAAGAGATCCGTCTCAAACAGAACGAATTCGTTTCATATTGAGTTTTTAAACGAGGAATAAATGACTGCTACTTTTAACTACGACCCCTACTATGATGATTTTGATGAAGATAAAAACTTCATGCGGGTATTGTTTCGCCCAGGGTATTCGGTGCAAGCCCGAGAATTAACTCAACTGCAAACCATATTAGCCAATCAAATTGAAAAATTTGGAAATCATATTTTTAAAAGCGGTAGTCCAATCGTTGGAGGTAAAGTATCATTAGATAATAAAGCAAATTATATATTGTTACAAGCACAATATTCTAATTCAGATATAGATGCTTCATTATTTTTAAATAAAACAATAGTATCTTACAATTCATCTAAATTAGTAAAAGCTAAAGTTATTGCAATTGATACCACCGGAGATAATCCTGCACTTATTATTAAATATTTAAGTGGAGAAAGATTTGTTGCTAGTGATGAAATTAGAGTTTATGGGCAAGAAATATTCGCTCAACTAAAAACTTCATTAGCAGTTGGAGGCTCTTATGTTGCAAAATTACAAGAAGGAGTGTTCTATTTTAAAGGTCAATTTGTTAAAGTAATTCCACAATATTTAATTTTGGAAGTTTTTTATAGAATAGGTGAAAATTCTGTTGTAGTAAATTCAAATCCATCTTATAAAATTGGTATAGAATTTACTGAAACTATTGTTGATGAAATAGATGATACTTCATTATTAGATCCAGCACAAGGAGCATTTAATTATCAAGCGCCCGGAGCTGAACGGTTTTCTATACAAACTACATTATCAAAAAGAACTTTAGATTCGGCTGACATTTCAACATTTTTTGAAATTGTTCGTTTAGTTGATGGAGTAAAAACTAAAGAAGTTGAATATCCAATTTACAGTGAACTTGAAAAAACATTGGCTCGTAGAACATTTGATGAATCTGGAAACTATACTGTTGACCCATTTGTAATTACACTAGATGAAGGCGATTCTGCTAATGGTAAATTCAGTGTAATTTTAGATCCAGGAAAAGCTTATATCAGTGGATATGAATTTGAAACTATTGCGCCGACAACTATATCCGTAGATAGGGCCCGTGAAGTAGCAAATGTGTCCGATTACGATTTACCAACAAATTATGAAAGCACTATCGTATTAGCAAATGTTCGTAATACACTAGATATTACTGCATTTCCACAACTAGACATTCATGCGGTGCCGTGGGAATATATCAATATAACAACTGCTCCAAAATATAATTCAACTAAAATTGGTACAATTTTTGCTGACATGATTCGGTATAACGATTCAGCTACAAGTTCAAATGGAAACACACATACATTTACCGTTCATGTTTTTGGAGCAAATACTGTTCCAATAACCGGAACTTTAGCTGCAACCACTCATACCACAACGCAAATTACTTTACCAACAACATTTAATACTACTTTACCAGCGAATACTTATTCAAATTCATATTTTCAAATTACAAACGGCGCCGGCGCAAGTCTATCACCAATTTTAATTACCACATCTAATAACACAACACTAAACTTAAATTCCGCTTTACCTTTCATATCATCGTCTAATACATTCACTATTACTTCAGATATTAAAAATGCAGAATCTTTAGTGGCTAATGGTGGGCTGTATATCGCATCTGCTGGAAATATTGATGCGGATTCAAAAGAGTCTGATACAGGATTTGTTTATATATCAAATCCAAATAAAACAAGTTTAATTCTTGATACACCATATGAAGCAATTAAAGCAAATACGCTTTCAAATATGGATTTTTTCGCAAGAAAAAAATATTCGGGAACAACAGCTATCGGTGAATTCTCTGTAACGGCATCAGGCACAGATACTTTTAGTTTCTCTCCTGGTTCAGGACCAATATCTAGTTCTTTAATATTAGACAATATAATTTGTTTTGTTCGTTCTGATAGCGCAAGTAATTCTCAATATGGAATAACACCAAATACAGTTTTAGCACTTTCAAATACAAAATTTACTGTTAATTCAGTGACTTCATCTATATTTTCAGTTAATTTAAAAGCTACAGAAACGATTAAAGTTGATTTATTAGTAACAACAAAAATTAATAATGCCGAAGATGGTTCTACCGGTGTAACCAAACGCAAACAATTAATTCCTATTACAGGAGGAATAGATTTACATTCAT